TCAGACCGAAGAACCCCTCCGGATGCGATAGTCCACCTCAAGGGTACAGTTATCCCCCAGTATTTTCCGCAGCACTGGAGCTAAAGATGATTGAGCAACTGACTTAATGGTTGCCTTGCAGGGTCTGTCGTTGAACACCCCAGTTCCCACATCCCCTGGCTTGATATCGGTAGGAAGTTGGAAGGATTCAAAATCTCCATCAACTGCCACCACCTTACAACTATAGATTTCCGATAAGTCAGACCCCACCTCAGTCTGCTGTAATCCCCGTTCCGTCCCTTGCTTCTTCATCTTGAAAGTCACTGCAATCTCTTTGCCTGTACTGATTTGATTGCCGAAACGGTCTATTTCTGTTGTGTCGCCAACAGCAGTAAAGGTAAACGTGGCGTGATTCCAGAGATTGGGGTCAGCAAATGGAGTGGGCATCTAATAATGTTTCCTTCTCGGCAGTGTGAACAGAGCAAGCATCCTCTCTAGAACTCCTGAATTCCACCGTACACTTACAATTTGTCCTACACTCACATTGTTGTGTAGGCAAGATTAACTCAGATAGTGAAACCCATCCTAGAGCTGCATATTTAGGGCAGTGGCGGCAATGCTCACCGCTTCCAAGTACCCGTCGAGCCTCCCTCATTCCGTTGGTTTTTGCGATCAGCTTCGCTGGTGCCGTAGGCAATCGCAGATTTAGTTCCCCAAAACGTCACCTTCCCCGACTCCGAAAACATTCTGAGGCGGTTGGTTAGCTGTGCAGGAGATACTTTTTCCTGGAGTATATCTATCGCTAAATATTTGATTCCAAATCGCTCACCGGTTAGAACATCTTTTCCTGAATGATACTGTTGCTTGAGGTTTCTAGCTACTAACAGGAATTTATCAGAAGTTAAATCCTCTTGCCTATCCAATGCCTGAATCATCTGGGCAATATGGATATGTTTAAGAGCTAATCCTGCTTTCTGTTGCAGCTCTTTTAAGTCTATTCTCCCTTCGTTGTAATCGTTTCCTAGTTTGATTAGAGTCTGTTTTTCTTGCCCAAAATAGCGCTCAGCCTGAGTGCGTACCGCTTCCATTGATGCGAAAGCTCCATTATCCCGATATCTCCATCGACGCGAACGCACATCGAAGGAAATTTGGGGCAGAGCATCTGAATAGAATGTAGAATTTAGAATGTAGAATTTAGAATTATTTTTTTCTTGATTTTTCATTCTAAATTCTTCATTTTTACATTGATTTTTCATATTTTACAATCAGTGGAATTGCATCCCTCCAACCCGTTGAGGGCTTAGTAATCCCGTACTCAGCCGCTATTTTGCTGATAGCTGCATATCCTTGCGATTCGTACAGCTGCTCAAGCTCCACAGTACGCCCATAGGAAGTCTCAGGTTCATCCCTGAAGATGATTGCTCCTTTATCCAAATAGTACTCTAAACCATCAAACTGTTTGAGCCTTTGAACCTGAGAATCTGATAGCTCATTCAGCCCCTTCTTCAGTTCAATGCGCCAAAATTGTTGCTCCAAATAACCACTAATGTAATGGTTATTTGACATCTCTCCAATCTTTTTTGGGTCAAATTCTACTATCATTTGTAAATTGCTAATTGCTAATTGAAAATAAAAGTCAGGAACCAGGAGTCAGGAGTCAGGATAGATTGATTTTCATTCATAGTAGTGAAAAAATATTTTATTGGACTGCCTTCTGCTTTCTGCCTTCTAAATTCTAAATTCTAAATTCATCATGCTTTCACAGGGATATCAATATAGCGGCAATCGGTAGGATAATCAAAGATTGCAGGAGTGATACAAGAAAACATCGGGTAGATTCTTCTTAATCCATCTGTCCGAATGTACTCTTCCGGAGCCAGCATTGCCACCTGCTCTTCAATGTGACGATTAATGATATCAGACTCCTTAGGATAGAGCATGATGCGGTCTTTACCAACCCCTGGTCTAGTTATCCCTGAGCTATCTATTTGGGCAGCTTCTAGTTCTTTAATTTTAGTAATCATCAAATCAGGATAAAGCTGCTCCAACCTTTCCTTAACACTAATAGTTCCTAGGGAATTTTCCAAACTTACTATTAGATGGTGAGGGTCTTTTGGCAGTAGTAAATCCGTAGGGTAATCGGTGACAAAGTTATCGGTAAGACTCTCGATAACGTCTACAAAAAAATCCAAACACTGTTGATAGGTTGACGTGTAGATGTTAAATGCACTGTTATCTGTAGCAACTAGCCCATTGACCAAAAAGCCAGGAAAGTTAACGTTGGGAACACCCAATGCCGTGAATTTATTAGTTCGTTGGGCGATCGCTTTTCTCGCTACTGCCATCCGTCGCTGAAACCGATCTAGATTAAATGCATGGTAATGCTGAGCATTGTAAGCCCGTTCTTCCTGCAAACTCAAGGGGAACCCAGATGCAACCATGTAGATGGGGTATCTATCCTCATCTAGGGAGATATCCACCACTGGAATATTGGTAGCAGCATCAGACACTAAATCTGCATCCCCAAATTCGTTGATCTTTTCATATGCAATTTCCTTCATGCCTGGAGCAAGATCAACCATTGTCGGAATCAAGTCCCCATTCTCAAAGTACATGGTTCGGTATCTCGGTTCTAATACCTTCTCCATGCGTTGAGTCAAATCTTCATACAAAAAAGCCGCCATCAGTCCTCCTGGAAATTTAGAATTTAGAATTTAGAATTTAGAATTGGAGCATTCCCTATTCCTCATTCCCCATTCCCCATTACTCATTACTCATTACTTATTACTCATTACTCATTACTCATTACTTATTACTCATTACTCATTACTCATTCTTCATATCATTCTCAATTCCAAAATTCCCACCCCCATTTCCCCAGCTACTGGGGCAGGTGCAGCTTTCAGGAAAGTAGCATTAGGAATTGCGATCGCATTTGCAGTATCGGCATCCTTTCTAAAGCAACCTGCTATCCCCGTCGTTCCAGGCGTTGCTGTGTGACGTAGGAATACTGGACTGCCACGGCTCACATCAGAATCAATAAAGACAGCTATCACACCACGTCTGACTATTGAAACTTCCCGGTCCTTGGGATAGCCAACCCTCCCAGTGGCATCATCCAGGGTATACCCACTGCGTTTCTCAAACGTATCAGTGCGGTAGGTAATCCCTTCAAACTTCCCATTAGCATCAGCTGGTAAAATCACCTTCCCCGTCGCACCTTCCCCAGTACCAGCAACCACACCCAAACCAAAAGGGAGGATTACTCCTGTGCCGTTAGTGAATGTCCAAATCTGAGCATCATCGAGGGTAACCAGTTCCCCTGGTTCATGAGACTTTTCAATAATCAAGTCATAGTTAGTTACTGGCATTGCGTCTGCTCCTTCGGTATGCTCCTTCGTAATTCGCCACCACTTTAGAGCGGATGGTGTTCACCCCATCTGTTCTCTGGTTAGTTTGGGTGAGGAATCGGTCAGTTTTTCTTTGGCTACCTCTATCCTTGATGCCCTCCCAAAGACCATCAATGTAGCTATTGCTCTTATCGTCTAGGTTGAGTTTGGGGTCGATGAGTGCGATCGCAGCTGCTTTAATCTGTGATGGGGTTAGCTTACTATCAATCTCAAGTTTGTCAGACCCAACTACTGGAATAACTTCGTTCCAGGCATCAAACCGCGCCTGGACTTGAGTCTCTATATCCTCATCAGTATTAGTTGTGGTATCAGCTGCGTCAAGCCGTCCCTGTAAGGTATCGTTTTCCTTTTCTAGTTCCCCAATCTTCCCCTCTGCTCCCTCTAAGTCTTTGGTGAGGGTGTCAATTCGAGATTGTAAAGCTGTAATTGCATCCTTCACATCATCAGCCACATCCTTCAAGATGCGCTGGTCCTTCTCATCTATTTTTACTATTAAATCGCTCACATTACGTTCCTCCTTTTTCTCACTATCGTTGTTAAACAAGAAATACAGAGGCTCTACCACAGCATCTCCTGTATCAAATCTGAGTGTTAAGTTTTGTCCTCCTCTACCCTGTCCCGGTAGTAGTGGTGCTGCTACATGGTTGTACTCCTCCCTGATTTGTTCAAAAATTCCATCTTCTCGCTCTCTCAACTCTTTCAAAAAATAGCCGCTGCTAGCCTCTGGCGTTTTCCCTTCTGCTAGCAAGCGGTCAATGATTTCCACGGCTCGGTAATCATCAATGATAGCTTCAGCTATTAGCTTGCCATCCTCTCTGCCAATTGTTCCTAATAGATGCCCAACCTTTAACCCGTCGCGGTTTAGATTAAATCGACGGCTTTTGGGGTGAGCAAGAAGAATTGGCAGTCCTGCAACAGACTTGACGGAATCGTTAAACAATCCCTCCTCTGTAACAATTTCTACCCGTTTTTGGGTTATACCACTCTTATCCGGGAAAAGATAAGTAAGAGGAATATCCTTTTGTCCCAAAGTAACGTGCATCCAATATCTGCCGTCGGCTTTCTTTTCCCACGGCAGAGGGCTGTATTTGTCTAAGCGCAGTAAGTCCATCCCTTTAAACTATCACAGCTCCATCGCTACTTCTATAAAATCTGCCGCTGTCACCGTTGCTAGTTCCTCCCACTCTTCATCAGTGAGGATGTCATTGCTATCAGTACGAATTTCGGAGCGCATCACCTCACGTATGCCACCAAAGAATTCAGGGGGCATCACCTGCTTGTAAATCGCCTCGGCTTCTTCCTTGGACTCCACACCAATAAAGAGCTTCTCTTCATCGAACTTCCCATCAATATACTGTGCGATTGCAAATATCTTCGGTGAGTTCAACTTAGTCCCCACATACACATCCAATGCCATACCATCAGCACCTTTGGTCTTTTGGATGTGTCCATAGCCAACAGGCAGCATCTTACCGTGACGTAGCTGGAAAGGAAAGTATTGAAGTCCAATATTAAACCCATTCCACTCAATGATCCGCTGTACCGGAGTGGCATCATCTGACCTAAGCTGACGAGCCGACTCTACAGGCTGGTCATGCCCTGCGACTTTCTTGTTCCGTGCTTTGCTAATTGCGCTCGTGCGATCGCTAGCCTCAACCACTGTTGGGGTATTTCTTCCTTGGAACCACACCCCCCATAGAGCATCTTCTCTCTTTGAGTCATCCTCACTACTAACGTCATCACTCAAAACAAAGTCTGGGGAAAACTGGGAACCTTCGTACCCTGAGCGCACTTCTTCTGGAGTAATTGCTCCAATCTCAGTCAGGGTCTTACTTCTGTCAGCTGCTAGCTTCTCGTATTCCATGCGTTCTGTATCTGTTAGCTGCAAGTCGAAGGGAACTTTGATGTCCCATGATTCGGGAATTTTTCCCTTTGATGGGGAATCTTTGGCAAGAAAAGTATAAATTAGCAACTGCCGTAAGTTACTTACCCAGCTGTGAGCATAGTCCTGCACAAGGATTGCCCACTCAGAGCGCATAGCCAACCCTTGATTATTAGTCAGTCCCTGGCTCCCTATCTCTCCGAATAACTTAAACTTTGGAATACCTGATGCTGCCGCCCAACGATTTTCTAGGGATTCCATAATGTCCTTTGCCCCACCGTAGGAACGAGTTACACTCCCCGGTTCCTCATTTTCCAAATCGTAGTAGATACCCCTAACCACAGACTTCCCCATATCCAAAGCAAGGGAGCGGTTGATAATTTGCTGCTGACCTGCTTGAGTTCCTTTCTGTTTGTCTTGTAGGAGTATCTGTCCCAAACCTTTCATACCAAGGGTAAATACATCGTAATCAGCCAACATTGCGCTGCCAGCTTTGATACCCTGGAGCCAATCAATGTAAGCATCGTACATTGCTTGGATAACGCTCACACCGTCGTCATTCAGTCCTGTTTTCAGGTAGTTCCGTCTACTGTAGATTCGATTACCCCAAAATGGCAGAATTCGAGACTTGTGGATTTTTGCCCCATACTGTTGGTCTGATTCTACAGAATACAAACGGTAAAAGTTGGGTTGGCGAGTCCTGTTATTGCCCCAATCTGGGTAAAGCTCCCAGCAGTCATAAACCTGGAGCCATCTAATAGATTTAATATTATTTTTATCAACGGGTTCACTAAATTCTTTCCCGTCATCTATACCAATTACTATATAAGCTTTGCCAAATTGACGAGCTAGGATAGCTGCAATAGGGAAAGCATCATTAGCACCATAAATATCCGCTTCATCTTCTTCGGTAGTTTTGTCCTCTCTGCTCCCCAGCTCTGCAATGTATTCCATCATCAAATCAGGAAGATTATCACCTGAAGAATTGTTAGCTATTGCCAAGTGGAACCAAGCTTTAGCAGCACATTCAGGATAAAGGAACACAGCCTTCCTGAGCAACTCGTCTCGGTAGGGTAAAGCTTCTAGGGATTGCCTAGTGAGTCGTGTTTTACTTGTGTTGATAGTAACATTCTCAGTTTTACTTCGAGATGTCCCAATCCCGGTGTAGGGGTTGCTTAAAGCTGCAAAAGCTCCAAACAAAGCTTGAGAATCAATTCGCAGTTCACTCATATCACATTGGCTCCTAGCAACCCTACAACAACATTACCTGTTTCGGCTTCACAACCACAGTTAAGCCGCGGCCTAAGAGCATCCACCCCCCAACATTCATCAATCGTTAGTCCACAATCTGCTGATTCCTGTAGGGTAAGTAATGAGGTAATTAGTGGGGTAAAATCAGCAGGTTTTAACCACTTTGCCCCATCTCCTTCTATCAACCCAGAGCGCGATACAGCCCCCCACAGTGGGAGAAAGTAGGCAGCTACTAGATAGGGGCGATAGTTAGTAGTCCCGTTGTTATCAGTCCCAGCTGAAGCAGTCAAAATAGCTGTTATTTCAGCATCCTTGGTGGTGTCGGTTACACCAAGGTTAGACTTTGTGATCGCAAGGGCTGTGTTTAGGTCGGTGAACATGGTGAGACAAGGGAGGACACTATCTACTAGCGTACAAAAAAAGTTACAGTATTTGGGGATTATTTCCGAAAATGGGAATTAGGTAAGTAACAATGGATTGATAAGTGCTAGTTGCCTTGCCTCTTCAATATAAGCAAAAGCCACAGCCCATGCCATCACACTATCATCATGCCCGGTAATCGCTTCCCTGGAATATGAGCTAAAACTCCTCAGCTCATCAATCCCGTCCCAATCTGGAGGGAACTGAATTAAGCCTTCTTCCAATGCGATCGCAATCCTGTCGGTATTGATAATTTTACTGTTCTTTGTGGTAGTCACAGCCTCAATCCGAACACCAGGGAAATGTTCAATAAGGCGTTCCTGGACTGTTCTACCACCTCCATTAGTTTCTACTGCCACCAAAACAGGAGTGTACTTATCGACCAACTTACTGCATTGATTAATCGAAGAAGTAATTGATGCATTACTTTGTTTATACTCAGCAACCAGCTGGTAAGGGATATCAGAAATATCCCAGACTTGGCAGCTAAAAGCATCATCACCACCAAAGTTAGGGTCAATGCCGAATAGGTAAGACTTGGCAAACACAGGATCAGACCATTCCCCATGAGCTGAAGCGGAAATAGCCTCTGCCTTAAATAGCCGTGATTCAGATTTCTTTACCCGCCAATTCCCATCCAGAAGTCTAGCCCGTTCCACCACATCTTGAGCTTCGAGGTTGGCTAGGTAATGGGGGTCTTTTTCTAATAGGGCTGGGTTATCAGTGAGCTTTGCACTGATGAAGGTGAAGGATTTGGGGTTACTGTTGGGATATCGTGATCGCAAATCCTCGGCTGTATCTGCCCAAATTACCTCATCCGACTTCACTATAAACCAACGCAACACCCCAGAGCGCTCAGGGTAGGGGTAACCTTGGGGGTTTATCCACCAATCAATCAGCTCAGCCAGCCAGGATTCAGCATCAGGGTTACAAGTTGCTCTGAGTTGAGGTTTTATGCCGTGAGTAGACCTCATTCTGGTCATGAGGTAGAAGAACATTTTCTTAGAAAAGTGGGTCAGCTCATCGTAAGCAATTCTACTCACCTGTGCGCCCTGCCAATTATAGATATTCTTCTCATGTTGTAGATGAGCAAACCGAACACTAGCACCCGTTGGGAACGTCCACCTCAACCATTTCTGATTAGATGTAGCACCAAGGGAAGGATACCAAATACCAGCTTCATCCCATAATCCACCCTCATTGGTAATTTCTGGGGAAGTCCTGCGAAATATTACACCGCCGTAATGGGGATTCGACCGTAGTTCTGGTTTGGCAAAGTCAAGGAGCAAGGCTAGGGTTTTTCCTGAGCCTGCACTGCCACCATAGATGGCAATGTCAGCATCACTATCCAGAAACTCCTGCTGCTTGGGTTGAGGTTGGGGAAGTCCGCTATCAGTATCAGTTGGTTTCGGGGCTAGGAGGGAGTTTAGCTTGACTCGCGCTGCCATTTTGGGGGTTAATGACGGGAATTTCTCCATCTGCTACTACCCTAAATCCATGTCTTTCAATAAATGCGATCGCAGCATTAATGTCATCCTCTATCGGTCGGGGAATTACCCTCTCTATTGCCCACTTTGGCGCTGGACGGTGTTCTGTATGCTCCTCTGTAACTGTCTCCTCCTGATGCCATTTTAACTGAGGGGGCTGACCTTTCCTTCCTGGAACATAATGTTCAAGCCGTCTGGTTTTCTTAGTAGTCCACTTAATTGGTTGTCCGTTTTCAAGAGCATCAGTCAATTTTTGCAGCGCCAAACCCTTTTGGTACTTGGGACAGCGTTTTCGGAACTCTTCTCTTGCATGTACAACTGCGTCCCTAAATTCCGGTTTGTCCTCAATCCACTTATAAAAGGTTGTCTTCCCTATTCCCCCAGCCAACCAGCCAACCTCATCCCCTCCCTCTGTGGCTATCGCTTCACAAATGGTTTCGACAATTTCTTGGTTGTAACGCGATTTTCTAGGCATAAGTGAACTCCCACTCCCTCCCTCAACCATAACGGATTGAGAGAAGATGGGGAAAGGGAAATTAGTAAAGGGCAGCAATATAGATATTTTTCACCAATCCCTCAATGTTGCCATCTCAGCCTTCACCCAAGCCAGATTATGCCGCCAGTACGGGAAAGTCGCGCCAGCCTTACGCCAAGTTTTCTTCCACAGTGCATTAGCAATAGGCGATCGCCCGTCCGTTGATAAACTCAACCCATACTCATCGCAAAGCCTCAGCAAACCAGGCAGCGGCGGGTCATAACCTTGATGCGGCTTGAGCCAAGTCACCCCAAAGATATGCACCTTTTGGACTCCAGATTCAGCAATCAGGGGAATTACCCGCCGCATTGTTTCCCAAAACACGGGCATCCACTTCTTCTGTTTGCCTAAAATACACCAACCCCCTAACCCAAGCACATCATCAGATGTCGCGTGCTCTAAAACCTGCTCTACGCACCTTTGATACTGAGGCGCATTAACGCCCTGGCAACTCAGCACCAGTTTGTAACCGTCAAGTCGATAACGTTGAGAAGCGAGATACTGCGCTGCTTCCACAGTCTGCCGAACAGCTTCCCACGCCTCATCGACCGACCAGCGCTGCTTAATTCGCTTCCCGTCAATGAATTTCTCATCGATTAGCCTGTCGTAGGAAACGAGCCAAGTTTCCCTACAGTTGGGCATCTCAGCTAGGGTTTGAAGCTGGCGATTAAGGGAACCTTCAAAAGTCAACCTAGAGTTGGTCAAAACATCCGTGAAAGCGCACGAATCAAATAGTAAGCGGACTCTGGATAAATCAATGCCCTTGCAATTGGGAACTTTGGTGATGGTGGCCGTTTTTCCTCCTACTTTACCAGTGCGCCCTGGCGAAAGCTGCACGCTGCCACAGATATTGTTCAGCTCTGAGCGCCCCTGGTAAGCATAAGTATTCGCCTGGGCGTTCACAAAACACTCCAAATCTGGCTTAAGCTGAGACTGCCTGACCCCATACGCTTCAGCCAGATATTCTACAAGAAACGCCTGAAACCTTGGAGTAACAGAGACTCCTGCATCATCAATCAGTTGTTCAGCAAGGAACTCAAAATTCGGAACCTTGGGAATAATTGGGGAATTATTCTTGAGCAAGGGAGTATCCCCAGAATCCGCTTGCTCTAATTCTTTCCCACCAGCACCAAATCTGATGTTGATTTACCATTTTTGGGAATAGTCGGACATTGCAGATTGGCTAAACGTTGCTCAATGCGATCGCGCACCTCCACCAGTTGCTCAACACTCATCTGGTCAATGTTGCTCGTGAAGCCAATTATGTAATCTTCGACTGGTGGGGATTTTGGGACTGATGTATGATGCCTATTGCCATTGTTACTGTGATCATTGCCCTCCGGAAGAGTGCCATTGCTATTATTGGCAGGTAATGGTTGTGAATTTTCTACATCCGCTAGGGGTAGCCCTGAGGTTTCCCCATTCTCTGTTTCCTGTTCTCCATTCCCTGTTTCCTGCTTCCCCTTCCCGATACTTCCGACCTGCATCGCAGCAGTAGTGCCGTGTTTGGTGGTGTAAGTTCGGGTTTTGGGTTTATCCTCACTACGAATTTTCGCAGTGAGACTCTTGCGAATATTCCGCACTGTTGCCTCGGAAACCTTACATTGTCGGGCAATCTGATAATTACTCCAACTACTCCATTCCTGATCTCTGAGGAGCATCATCACAGCACGGCGCTTATCTGCACGGCTACGAGGCTTAGCTGCTTTATGATCAGCGTTGGCGGCAGCAGCGTATAATACGGCATCGCGACGGGTTCCCTGGTGAATGATTACTTGAATATCCTCAATCCCTAATTCTTCATAAGCCTTGCAACGGTGGAAACCGTCAGCTAACCAGTCGTTTTCCCCATCATAGAAAACGTCAGCCGGATCTAGTTCAGCGCCTTCTTCTATCGCTTCTTTCAATGTAGCGACGTGAGCCATATCAAGTTTCTCACGGGGCTGAGTTCCCCCATCGCGGCGTATTTGGGCAATGGGGAGAGCGGTAGGAGTTAGAAGTTGAGACTTGAGGAAGGAAAATTGGGATTTAGATTTTGTTATCTGAGGAATCTGGGGGACACCATGCACCCGACCATGCTTACTAAAAGCTTTCTGAAATTTCTCAAAATTCTCCCCTAGATAAAATACTGAGCTAGCAAAGGGAGCGGAGGAACTATTTCCCTTAAACTTGAGCCTTCCATTCCACAAGCACTTGGGGAACTGATCAAGTTTCTGATACCATTTGGTGTCAGTGGCAGATTTTACTAGCACCACTGCCTCTTTCACTCCACCAGCTAAGTATTCTTCTAGGAGCTTATCCACCCAAGAGGCTGTGGCAGAGTATGGGGGATTCAGGTAAATCCTGCCCTCACCAATTGCCCAAGATTTGCTCAATCCATCATCTTCAATAGTGTAATGATTGGCAGCGGGGATATTTGGAGCTGTGTGGGAGTTTGAGCAAGGATCAAGGTCGATGGTTCCAAGGGTTGCGATGGTCGCTTCGCGAACCGCCGCAGGCATCGCAGCTTCTTTCACTTCATCGGGACTGTAATGCTCGTCAGTTTTGCTGCTGGTTTGTACAGATAGAGCATGATTACTCTTGCAGTCCTGGCTTTTCTGTTCTGATTCAATCGGTTCAAACTTGAACCGAATCACCCAAACCACTTTTTGATCATCACCATCAAAATAATGCTCAATGAATTCAGCCAGAGTCAGTTCAGGGAAACCTTCTTTGATTAGGTCGGCCATTGGCATATCAGCCAATTTTTCTTGGTAGGGTTTTTCTGTTAGGGTCAGCCAGCCTACTTGTTTACCTCCATATCGCTTATCCTTGTCTAAAGCTTGAAACCTTGCCCCTTCCTCAAAAATCTTGATAAATTTCAGAGCATGAGAATCCTTCCAAACTCGACGAGTAACTGATTTTCCTTTAAGTAGTTGGGGATAGGTTTTCCCAAAACTGATACTCAAACCAGACTCTTTAACATCATCTCCCCACTCCCCTATCCTTCTTACCAATTCCCCGACTTTGTCAGCCCAATCCTTCAATTCTTTCTTTTGATACTCAATAGTAGGCATCGCATTCTCACAGCCCATCTCCTGCACAATTTCCCCACTCTCATCCAGCTCAGCTGTGTGGTTGGAATTGGTTAGAGTTGGGGTAATCTGTCCGATTGGCTTAAGAAAAAGCTCTACAAACTTGGGAGGGACAGAATATCCCAAAATCGAGCCTGCCACCCCCACTTCTTCTGGAAACTCGTACCAATCTGAAAAGCTTTGAAGGCGGCGCACACACTCAATAGTGACCTGTTTTACCTGGCCAGACGCTCCTACGTCGCTACCACTGACGCTATCAGGGAGCCAGATGTCAGCGAATTTAGAGCGACTATTATTTCTGTGATCAGTGAAATGCGATCGCAAAATTGTGTTTGCGGGTTTAAAACTAGGTATCGCAGCATACCTACTGCGGACACCAACGCGATCAATTAGCAGTGGCTCTGAAGCATTATTCTCCAAAAACTTGTCAACTGAACGCCGTTGTCCCTTGAGCAGTTCCGAGTCAGGCAAACTAGGAATCAAGTCCTTAATCGCTTCGTACCAGCTAATTTTTGCAGATTTTTCGGGTAGCTCCAAAGGTGGTTGGGCATCACGGGATGCCCAGGCAATAAACCTTTTCCGCGCCTGGGGAACACCATAATCTGACATATCCACAATGGTCGATTTGAGATTGTAGCCAAGAGACGGGACAACAAACCCAATCTGCTTCCAGCTCTGAGATTTTTGATAAGCTGGGACATTCTCCAAGACAAAGTGCTTGGGCTTAATTTTCTTAATTGCGGCTACTACTGCTTTCGCTGCTGCCACATCATCATCCTGCTCGGTACCACCCTTCTTGGCAGCACTGAAGTTGGAGCACATTGGGGATGCCCATAGAATATCTGGCTCTTGGGGAAATCCAGGGAAATCCTCTGCGGCTAGTTCCTGCACTGTTCGACGAATAACCCGACATTGAGGGAAATTAGCCTCGTGAGCATCACTCATAGCCTCGCTCAAATCAGGCTTGTCTGGGTTATATTCAACCGCCAATAACGGTTCAATTCCCGCGTCCATCAGTCCAGCCTCGACACCGCCGCCACCAGAGAACAAAACTACTGCTGTAGGTTTCTTCTCGACTTTGGCAATTAACTCCATGCAATATGGGACAAGACCATGCCCTGCCTCGTGTACCCAAAATTGAGGCATTCCACCAGGGGAGAGAAACTTCTCGGTAATGATGCCAATTTTTCCATTCTTCATAGTAGCAATCATGCCCACTTCTGATGAGTCGTAAAGCTCCATTAAATGCTGCTTATTTGCAGTTTCTTGGCTTGCAGTTTTGGTATTTTTGCGTCGTACCATTTTTCTTTATCTCACCTCCCTAAACAGAACACTCACAAGGCATAAAAATGGTTGATTGAACCCAATATTCCCGTTGATTGGGTTTCACAAATTTGGCAACATCAGCCCAAAATCTTTGATGGGGAATATGCTCAGAAGCAGGAATACAAGCAGTTTTCATCGCATCAAAAAGAGGTTCGAGACTTTCAATAGATTCCCCTGGCAAAATCGTGTAACCAATGTAGTTCTCTGCTGCTTTAGCTTCTTCCCAAACATCTGGGCGAGTACAGTAAACAACGTACCAATGCCGTCTACCAGCCTTTAGGCATCCAACACAATTAGCGTGTTTAAATTGTGCATAAGTACAAGGCGGTTTAATACCAATTTCTACTGTGCTGTGGATAGTGCGTTTCCACTCTGCCAAAGGATAGCAACTTGAATAGCCTAGGGAATGAATAATTTTTTGGCGTCGAGCAATCCTGTCAGCCTCTGAATTGTCAAAACCGTAGTAGATGATGGCATTACCTGGGGTACAATTCTTGTTTAACCAGTTGTAAAAAGGAGCCGTTTTGAGTCTGTTTGTACAAAGTGGTTGACCATTACCAACCTTAAACGCTTTGGCTATCATGCAGACTTGAAACTGGTTGGGAAGTCGTTCTGGTTGGGAAATATCTAGGCAGTTAGCGTAAGTGATTGGCAATCCTAAGTAATCAACAACCTCCCGCTTAAATCTTTTAATGTCAGAATGTTCAAAATTGGGGTTAATGTCGTGATTCAGCAGAACAACATTATTGATGCCATACTTACGAACTACTTCAATTGCTACTAGTGCGCTACTATGTCCGCCTGAATAGCAAACTATATGCTTGGTCTTTTTGTGTTGCATTATTTTAAAGTTCCAAATAAGTTCAACTGTCCATTACTCTCTAACTTCTGCTGCCTCTTCCTAGCTCTCGTTGATGCAGCTTTTTTGGCGTGATGCTGTGCGTCGTATCGAAGGTGACAAACACTGCACAGGGCTTTTAAGTTGTCGGAATTGCAGTTAGCTGGATTGTGGTCAAGATGAGCAACTGTGAGGACAAATCTTCTGTATTTTGGTTTGTCATCAGAATCATAATCATCAAACAAATCCATGTACCACTTAAGACCTCCAAAATGAACGGCATTGCCATACAATTCATGGTCAAACTCATCCCAGCTTTGTGATGGTCTTTTGCAGGGACGTTGGCATTCTTGGCAATGCCAATCTGCTGCCTCTTTTATCTCTAGTGCTATCGATTCCCAATTCTTGGGATATAGCTTGCGATTCATTGGCATCGTTTTTGAGTAAAATTATCGTATTTGGTGAAGTGATGGTAAAAATTAGGTCAAACTTAGGAACTGACTGGTCTCAGGTTTGAAAAGGCATTTCACAGTTCCCGTTTTTCCACCCCGATGCTTGCCAACAATGATTTCGGCTATCCCTTGGTCTGGGGTGTCTGGGTTATAGTAATCGTCTCGGTAGAGAAGCATAATCACGTCAGCTGCTTGCTCTAATCCCCCTGATTCTCTGAGTTGGGAAATAGTTGGGCGCTTATTTTTCTGCCCTTCTACTGAACGATTGATTTGAGCTAAGGCAAGGAAGGGAACATCAAATTCTTTAGCTATCGATTTGCACCCGTTGGCAAGCTTATCAAGCTCAGATACTCGGTTAGTCCTACCGTCCTCCGAGCCTAGTAGTTGGAGATAATCAAGTATCACCAATCCAGGATGCCCGTAGGTGGCAGTAGCACGTCTAATACCTGCTCGTATTCGCATCAGACTTAACCCAGAGCCTGGGGTGTCATCAATCCAAAGTGGAGTATGCCCAATCTTGCCAACGGATTGAGCTAGCTGATCATAATCCGCATCTGTTAGAGTTCCTTCCTCAATTAGCCTGCTATCGACACCAGAATCTCTGGCAATAATCCTTGTCATCAGCTCATCCCGATCCATTTCAGCAGAGAAGAAAATGACAGGTTGACTCTGTAAAACTGCTATTTGGTGGGCTAGCCAAACTGATAGTTGAGTTTTTCCAATCCCAGAGCGACCGGCAACCACATAGAGTTTTTTCTTCTTGAGCCCACCAACTAGATTATCTAGGTCATAGATCTCAGTCCTTAACCCCAACTCCTGAACCCCAATCTGCTTGAAAATCCTCGTGGCAATATCCCCAGGGGTTTCAATATTGGTAGACGACCCCTGCTCCGACAACTTGAAAATCTTCTGTTCGCTATCGTCAAGAACATTTTCCAATTCGGTAGATGTTTCATAACCCATCTGCACAATCTCGTTGCCAGCCTTAATCAATTGGCGACGAGTAAACTTGTCCATCACCAACTCTGCGTATCGGTCAATATTAACCGCTGATACAGTACGTTCAACTAGCTGTGCTAATTTAACCTGACCTCCAATTTTCTCCAAGGTATTGTGGTCATACAACCAGCTGGTAACACTCATCAAATCCGTTGGTTTACCCAACAGATACAGCGATAGTGCAGCCTCGTAAATACTCCTGTGAGCATTGATATAGAAAGCCTGTGGGTACAAAATATCCACAATCCGACTCATAGCTTCTGGATCTAGCAGAATCCCTCCCAGGATTGCCTCCTCTGCATCAATGTTCTGAGGGGGTAAGGCGTTACCTCCAAGAGCTTGAAAACTGACAATGTTGTTTGTATCTGCGTACATTTACCTAAAACTCCATTACTTCTTGCATCCATTGGGGAACTTCTGATAGGGCAAGCTCACCGCTCCTAACCAACTCTGGTAGACAATCAGGAATCAGCCTTTTATTGCCTTTGGGGGTATTTCTAATCCGCCTTAATAGTTTTTCTTTCTGTTCTGCTGCTTTCTCTTCTGGGGATGGTGGCTTGCGGATTGTGTATGAGGGGGCTGTGAGGGGCTGTGAGAGTTGTTTATCTTCCTTTGAAGCAGAGTAAGCATCCCACTCGATAAGAAGCTCGTCACGGCGCTTAAAATCGTATTTCCCAGCTGAGATGTGCTTCCGAACCTTCGTGATCAAGTCTCCGTTTATTAATCCCTGGTAGGCGGGGTAGTCTGACAAAGACTTGGACATCCACTCTTCAAACCCCTGCTCAAACTGTCTCGGACTCTTGCTAGTCTCCCACGGCAGATGGTCACTCCCGTCAAGATCATTTTGGTAACGAGAACCATTCTCAATCGGGGCAGCGGAATCTTTGATCCTTTGGAGAGTCTGGTGGGTTGGGTTTAATTCTTCCTTTTTTTGATCGACTGAAGAGGAGAGTATCTCGGTTACCTCTTCTTGTCCGGAGGAATTTTCTTTACACACACTCTCTTGGGTGGGGGGTGGGGGGGAGTGTATGTGTGTGGTCTCTGAAGTAGTCTCTGAAGTAGTCTCTGTATATATGGAGTGTTTGGCGCTTTCCGCCATTTCTGTTTGGCGCTTTCCGCCATTTCTGTTTGGCGCTTTCCGCCGTTCTAGTTTGGCGCTTTCCGCCATTTTTGTTTGGCGCTTTCCGCCATTTTTGTTTGGCGCTTTCCGCCGTTCTAGTTTGGCGCTTTCCGCCATTCTAGTTTGTACAGTATCTTCAACTCCTTCAAACCCTGACTCGGATGAAGTTTGAGCGGCAATTGTCTCAAGCAAAACTTCGGTATTAATGCGGTAAAAAAGCTTGCAAGGAACGCCACACTTCTTTTCCTGCAAGAGTTTCTTCTGTTTGAGCAGCCTCCTTGCAGTCTCCTGCTCACGTCGTGTTAACGCAGTTTCCTCGTACCATTCTTTAGCTGTTTTGTAGATCCAGCTATCCTCATCCTTTCCTCTCGGAGTCCAATAAAATAACTGGCTAAGGAATAGTCCAGCTGTCACACTTCCAGCTATTTTGGCAAAAATGCGATGATAGGCAATTGGTCGCTCCAGCAGTACCTGGAGATACCTGTACCGCTCTTGCGGATCCAGAATATTTTTAGATATCATAAAGTCACTTGATAATCATTGATTACCTCAATTGGTTATTGAGCTGACACCCTTCACTTGTAAGCAAAGGTGTCATCTAGAAATCAGAGGCTTCCCGTTGGCAGCGGGGGGCTTCGCCGTTTTTAGGGGTTGCCCTTGCGCCTTCCCTCTATTATGGCTTATACTTACCTTAATGGCAAGTATAAATTTAGTAAAAATGTCGTACACATTGGATACACTGGAGTTTTCTCGAAAACGTGTAGACTTATTTTTATCGATGCGTTTTAAAGATAAAGTCCGAATCTCTGGTTTCAGCGAAGCCTCATGGACTCGTTGGATGAATGGAGACAGGAATCCGTCTACCGTAATCCTTGAGCAAATAGCAGAATCTCTCTCAAACCACAGTTCATTACTTGCTGGTCTTAACCCAATGGAGGTGTTAGCAGGAATCCTCATAATTCGTTCTCAGAAGGCTAATCCTCGTCAAGCTCAAACAGCTCAAGCTGGATGAACTCTGGGCTTGTACAGCCAACCAGTTCTTTCTTCTGAAGTTTGGCACTCTTCGGCTCCCACTTCATGGGGCAATAGCCCCCAATCTTTACAGAAAGATTCAGAGTGGATGCGCATATGGGATTTTTTCCCGTACTGTATCTTGCCCTCAAGATACACGTAAGCCTCAAGGTTGATGATTTTGGCTCTCCGTAGTTTTTTGAGTTCTTTGGCGTTAAGCGTGAACTCGTTTAATTCGATGGGGTGCGGTATGTCTACTGTTCCGATTAGTTCTAGTGGCATAATCTACGTAATATTACTGAGAAAATTGATTAAAGAAATCACATTCCCAAATTTGGGAATAAATACATTATATGGGGAGCCATTATGGATATTGAGTTAGCGAGAGAGCAGCTGAAGCGTATCATTCAAGATTATGACCTCAATGTAGCCAGCCTGAGCAGTACTACAGATATTCATCACAACAGCCTGTACCGTTTCTTAAAGGGGGAGCAGGACTTATCGTTATCCAGGTGGCTAAAACTCTTACACGCTCTACCACCGAGGGCAAGAGAGGAGTATCTATCAGTAATGTTTGGGATAGGGGATATTAACAGACTCAGTAGTGAGGCGAAAAAAAGTATACTCTTTCGGATGGTGAGCGAAATCGTTGATAGCTCTAAAGTTTAAGTGGTATGTCTCAAAAAAAGCATTTACCACTATGGATAATAATCACCTCCCTTGCAAGAGAGACAAAGTGAACGCAGAAGACTTGCTCAAATTTATAGAAACCGTTGAAGTTGGGGCTTTAAGCCCAGATGAGAAAATCCAGATATGCACAACGCTTAATCAAAAATTTTTAGGGATTGAGATACCAGAAACAGTATCTCAATCCTTTTCACTAGAGGGGATTCAGCCAGTAGGAGGAAATATCAGTCTCAATATTTTTAATCCAGAAGTATTGTTAGAGTTGCTTGAGAAAATGGCAGAGAAAGAGCCAGAAATTTTGCTTAAACTAGCTGAAATAATTGCCAAAAGATTTTGAAAAATGCTGAAATTCAAGCCAGTATCGCTTCAATACTGGCTGACCAAACAAAAACACCACTCTATAGCTTGCTGGGACTTTCTTCTATTGATTACCAGATAGAAGCTGAGCGGATGGTACGGAGTGCGATCGCAAAGTACGAACCTCGCGCTGAAGTAATGGCGGTAGAGTTTTCCGACGGGTTGGAGGTACTGTGGCAACCTCTCACTCATAATATTATGAGTGACACTTACCCAAACTACTCATCACTACCCCCACAAGAAGCTGCGGATAAATTAGTGGAATATGCTTTGGCTCAGTATTTAGGGAGTACCCACCCCCAAATCCTTCAAGGAGGGGAGGTAGTTGAGGAAATAAGGAGAGCGGTAGAGTCGGATGCTAGGTTGAGTGTCGTCACTGTGTCCGGACACAGTAACGGATACCAAGTAGAGATTGTATCGTCGGCAGCTATCGAAAAAATTCTCAGATACGATAGCATCTCACAGTATGATGGCACTTGGAGCTACTAATACGATCCGTGCCTGACCTTCCTGAAAATTCAGCAACCTACCCCGCCGCTGTACGCCAAATTGATTCTGGGGAATTTGCAGTAGGGGGAGATACTACTAAACCCCCAAATGAGCAGCTGCTTGCTTTGGCTAGTCGGACAGCATTTCTGAAGGCTCAAGTTGATGCTCTTACAGCTGCGATTAACGGATTGACTATTGGAGAAGAGGTCCAGGCACACTCTGGTACACTAGATGCGATCGCAGGGTTAAACTTGATTGCTGATAAATTCATTGGAACCAATAGTGCTGGAACGATCACTTTAAAATCTGTTCCGACAATATCAATAGCCATTTTACAAGATTTCAAAACTGCCTTTGGGGGACAGGGAAATACTACTGGGTGGTTGAAGCGTGACTTGAATGATAAACAGGAAACTGGTACAAGTTTCTGTACTTTGAATGGTGACAGTACCTTCAGCTTGCCAGCTGGGAGTTATTTAGTTTGGGCTAGAGTGCCAGGGACAATGGTAGATAAGCATCAGTGTCGCGTCGCAAATACTACCGACACTATTTACTATAAGGGCAGTTCAACTCAGACACTAACCGCCGCTGCTGTATCGGGGCAGAGTATTACTACCGATAGCTGGGTGTTTGCTACTTTTGCGATCGCATCTACAAAAACGTTTCAGATTGAACATAGAATCTACGATACTATTATTGACCGCAGTTTAGGTGCTGAGGTGGGGACGGGAATGGGGGAGGTTTATACTCAGGTTGTCATTGTTAAGTTGAGCTGAGGTGTAAGATGACTTTGCAGACTGAACTGGAAGTTTTAATGAGGTTATTTATCCAGGTATTCTCAAAATACCTAGATAAATAACACAAGCGTTAAGTGGTGTGCAATGAATAAGTAATGTCGAACAACCGTTACCCTGATAATTGGTCAGAAATCGCTACAGCAATCAAAGAATCAGCTAAATGGCGCTGTAGTAAGTGTGGGTGTCAGTGCATCCGTCCTGGGGAAGATACATCGCATCTATCGCACTCAGAGAGGATGGCAAAAACTCTCACAGTGCATCATTACAATCGGATTCCGGAGGATAATCGTCCTGAGAATTTAGTCGCACTCTGTACCGGGTGTCACCTGGCTTATCATCAGGGCGGTTTGTCTAATGTCTCTCCTGGACAGTTGTCACTGTTGTAGGTAGTGATCGCATTCTTACAGGTGTCGGTAACTGTGTGAATTGGGTTATTAAGGTTATTAATGAGAATCCGCTTTGACTTGACGAAATGTAATTGAAATTCTTCTCTGTTTAACAGGGCGTAATTCGTGAGTCCACAAGTATCGTGCCTCATCGGTCATGACAGCCAAACAACAAGGTTGTACAGCTACTTCAATAGGGTGATTATCTTTTGTGAAAACTAATATTCCTGGACTTCCAAGAGAAAGAGTAATGATAGTCGAGCCAAAATTTGAAACATGATCTATGTGTTTTCCAATTTTTTGCCCTTTTAAATATTCGTTCACTATGACTTGATTACAAATAGGTAACCACTCCCTTAAACACTTGGATAGCTTTTGCAGCCAAAGCGGTAGTTCTCCTAAATAATCACGAGATTTATTTAATGGACGGCGATTATAGCGATATTGCCAACCATAGTGCTGCGTTCTTCTTTTTAGGGAGTTATCCCAAGGCTGGGAATCTATCTTTTTTAGCAACCAATCATGTTGATATTGGTCGATGAATTCTGGAATTATTATTAATCCTGGAACTAATGATGTGTTTTGCATTGTTCTCAAGTATTGGTAGTCCCCACTAAATAATGAGGTGAAATTGCTCACTGGGGAATTCCCCAGTGACAGATGTGGCAGGAGTTTATTGGTTAAAACTCACACCCCTCGTCAGTTCAATTGGGGTCATGGTAACCGTTGGGGGCTGCTGGAAATTCCATCCCTTCGTCACTGAATGAGTAGCCAAAGATGGCATCGGGGTTAGTTTCGATTGGTTCAATGAGCCAGGAGTCGTTTGTATAAGTAGTCGATAGCTGTTCTAGTACCCGGTAGCAGTCTGCTGTAGCCTGCCAATGCCCACGAGTTACTGGATTGTGGTGGTTGTGAACTGCACCGCATAGGTAGCGATCGCGGTCTAGGTGTTGTGCTAAGGGGCAGGTTGCACAAGTTGTGGACGCTGAGCGTAGCCCAAGTGTAGTTGTCATATAATTCCAATAGATGTGGTTTTCGCATCGCACCCACCTCTGCCAGGTTCCAATTGATAGGGGTGGGTTTTTGCTTTTCTATATCTATTGTAATCGTTTCCGATTACAATATCAAGGTATAAATGTAAAATTGCACTCACTAGCGATGTTGACAGCAAAAGTCAATTATTTTATGATATCGGTAGTGAGTACAGTATGCTCCAGATGAAAATGATGTATTGTAGATTAGCTGTATTGATGGCAGAAAAAAACCCAAAGTTAACCCAGAGGGGATTAGCGAGGGAAATTGGGTTGGGAGTTTCAACGGTGCAACGGCTTTACAACAACGATTTTGCCCGTGTAGATAAAGCTACAGTAGAAAGCTTGTGTGATTATTTCGGTTGTGGGATTGAAGACTTGTTTATTCTGCGGGAGAAAAAATCGTGAAAAACTGGAAAGCTGGGGGTTGATACTGATGCCGTACAAAATGACCAGGTGATGGACTCCGAAGCAACTGTTAGCCATCAATTCCAGGTAGGCGATCGCGTGTTTTGGGATAATTGCCCAGCTCATGCGGAATGGGCTAACCCCTTTGAAGTGATGGAGATTCGTAAGGAGTACGCCAAGCCGGACATCTATGAGATAAGAGTGCTAATCAGCGAACTCAGGAAAGCGTGAACCTGACATGGACGTTTGCTGCGATTTATTGTATTAACAGATAAAATTTGTTTTACGCCTATGTTGAATGAACCGGATGAGTCTGGGGTGATAAAAGCTCTCTCAGTTGAAATTAATCTTGGGTCAGCAATTCTGGATGCTTATATGTTACCCAGTGGTGAGAAGCGTTTGGGTATTGAAAACACTGGGGTAGCTTTGGGGTATTCCAAGCGCTTCTTTTTCCAGCGAACAAAACGCCAGTCTAAAACGCTGAAAGACTTACAGGATATGGGTTTTTCCGGCGAACAAATTTGGGTAAAGATTATTAGGCAAGGAGAAGATAAGAGAGGGTCTAGCTTAGCTAAGACGGTCAGCCTGCGAGACTTTGTGAAGCTTGTTACTTTTGAGGCTATCAAAAAGCGTAACAAGGAAGCTGTTGTTCTTTTAGCTGCTTTTGCTGAAGTCGGTTTAGAGCGAACTATAGAAGATGCCTTTGCGGGGCGCTCTATAGAATTTCTACTAGAGAAGATAGTCCACTACAGTAAGTGGACTCATGAGGAACTAGAGGAGGTACTTGCTTATAACCGAAGTGAGGTTAGAGGGTTGTATTCCTGGGGTTACCCTCCTTCACTCAATTAGCCCATTCAGTGACCCTGTCACTTCCTAATTTTCGTCGCTAGCATCTTTTTGCATTTCGGTGAACTCCTCTGGGGAAATTGGCTTAAATGTTCCAGCCAGCAGTTGATTCCAACACTCTGTAAAACTAATACCTCTCTTATCAGCCAAGTACTGAACTCGTTTTTCAATGTGAGGCAGTTTCTGTTCTACTTTGACTGCCAACAGAGATGATGCCATTTGAGAAACAGTTCGATTCTGAACCCGTGCCAATACAGTTAACAAGTCGGTCTGGTATTCACCCATTGGTGCTACTCTTAATCTATCGTCCGCCATTTTTGTCACACAAACTGTAGTTTATAGTTCCAATATTAGACCATTAATGGGACGGTTATGGTAAGATGTCAGCATTCATCGATATCTGGATAGCTGATTTGTGGAACATGGGACGAGCTTTGACCGGAACGCCCCATGTCACCGCCAAGCGGCTGACCCCTAAAAGAGACTTAGAGGCTATATAAGATAATGAATCCAATTGAACTTCTCATCAAGTACCAGTGGTCTTACCAAAAACTGGCGGTATTTTTTGGCGTTTCAGAACAGTCAGCACGAAGGTGGAACTTTAGGGATAGAGCATCAAATTATAGGAAGCCATCAAAAACGGCACAGATTCTTGCTGCTGTTATCGATGCTCACCCAGATGTTTGGACAACAATTCAATCGGTGAGTCTTGAATTAGAGGATTAATACCAACCTCAATACCAAAGGTTCTAGCCCCTCAATGTGAGGGGTTTTTTAATGGAATTGAACCGAAATAAAGGCGAAATGATATCAGACACAAAAACCGAAATGTATGGAAGCGACCATCAGAAGACTAACACCAGAAGAAAGTGATAATTTGCTTCAAAAATCAACTCCCAAGCCAGAGGAGGGGAGGTTTCCTGCCAGGGTAAGGATTGACTGGCTGAGTCGGGTTTTAGGGAAAAGCGATCGCACTTTAGCTAGGTATAGAAAGATTGCCTTTGAAGAGATTGCTGAGTACTGGTTAATCTGTCTGGACACTAACCCAGGATACATATTAGGGGAAACCAAGCTACCAGACAAACCACCACTCACTCAGCGTCAGGCGGAAATCCTAGTCATTATCAGCAAACTATTTGACTCTCTTAAAGACCAATATTTAGTCCGGCATCAACTTAATCAATTCTTTGTCCATCCAAACGATTTACAGGAGTAA